TTATGCAGTTGCACCATCCGCAGCGAGGTCTTCGAACAAATCTGTCAAAGGATCACCTTTCGACTGGAACTCACAAGAATTAAACGGAACTCCGCCAGCCGCCTGCGGCCAGATTCCGGCTGTGTGGTCTACATAGTAATTGGCAAAACCAGAGTTCTGAATTTCTTCCAGAGAAAGATTGCAGGTGAGCTGATGAACGATCGTTGAAACCATCTCAAGGTGTGCGAGTTCTTCTGTCCCAACATCATTCAACACCCCTGCTACAATTCGGTTCGGTGCTGTGAAACGCTGAGAGAGATACCGCATGGATGCGCCCATCTCTCCATCCGGTCCACCGGAATGCAATACCAGATGATATGCTGTAACTGTCAATATTTCGATGATACAATATGTTTTCCCGGGTAATTTTCCCGGGATTTTTCATATAAAAAAATCCTATCAATCTTTTGACTGACAGGATTCCACTTAACTATTATATTGCCATTAAACAAGAAGCTGTTTGGCAGGCGTACCATTCTCCTGCGTCTCTCGGGTTTCCCCTGTCAAGCCATCGGCGTGTGGACGGGTACGAAATCCTCCACCTCAAACAGCCTCTTGTCTTATGGTATTTAAATAATAACACTTTTATTCTCTTTTGTAAAGAATTCGTTTATTTCGAATCAAACGGCTCCATTCTTTTTCATTTATTTTCATAAAGGTAATAATGGAATTCTTAAAATCCTTATTATCTTTTGATGTTTTCAATCTGAGAATCGTTTTGAACTGCCTTTCATCTGATTCAATAATTTCTTTCAAAATTAAAGCTGTATTGGGTTTATTCGCTTCTATAATATAGTCTGGAGCTTCAACAACTGTTTTCAGATACGCATAATATTGTTCATAGTCATTCGGATGTCTCTCCACTATATGCTGGATTCTTTCTTCTGTAATAATTACTTCATCAGTCGTGATGTCATCCGTTATGCATTCATATATTTTTCGATCTATCCTTCCGACTATATGCATATCTGTTCCTTCTTTCTTATCTTCTTTGGTCATTATAGCAAAACCAAGTGTTTTTTCAATATGTTTCTTCATATATTCTTTATTTTTGCCCCGGGGATCTCCGGGGCTTTTTTGTTGGCCGATTACTGGCGATTACACCACTCCTGCAGTGCGCGTACCATCGCAGACGGATTGCTGATCACACCGTCAACCGTCGTGCCGAGCTTTTTCTGCATCGCGCGGATGGTCTGCGGTCCGATGTAACCGTCAGCGGTTACCCCCGACCATTTCTGAATGGCCTTGATCAGAGCTGATCCGCCGGACAGATGATTGCTCCACTCAGCCGCCGTGATACCGGTGCAGTATTTCTTGTTTGAAATAGGCTGATTACTGATTTTCCCGTCAGCGCCGGTCCCGAAGATCTCCTGCAGGCGGCTGGTCAGTTCAGGTCCCCATACTCCGTCAACCGAGATTGCTTTTGAGATCGGTTTCTGCTCCTCTTTCGGAGCTGCACCGCCATAAGTGCAATACTTAGTATGGCAGTTAATCCAGCCTGCGCCGGAGAGCAGCCGTCCCCAACTCGTATTCTGGATTTCCGTCACCGTATAGCTGCCTTTATCCCGGATTACTCCGACGATTTTACTGTCTGCATCTGGTGCACTTCTAATATTAAGCGCTGCATCGTTGACTTTATAGATTCCAGGCTCGTATTTCGTATTTTCCGGCTGCTTCGGCGTGTTGGATGCGCCGCTGATCAACTTCTTGAAGCGACCCCAGTCATCCCTTTCCATAATCTGGCTAGGGCAGTGCTTGCTGCAGATATCATAGTGCCGATATACCCTGGATGCCGGGATTCCGGTTTCTCTCATGATCTCCTTGACCACCGCAACGGTATTACGGAAAGCCTTCTCATAGTCATATCCGCTCTGCACACACATTTCCACGCCGATGCTGCTCCGATTGCCATAGCGTCCAAACAGGTTAGCACCGCCATAGTTGACTCCGACGTGCCAACATCCGCGGTTATGCGGCGCGGCCTGGTAGGCGGTGTCTCCGTCATCCACATAGTAATGTGCAGACATGTTCTGGAAATTTCCGTCATGCTGTGCCTTGGCATGCGCCAGTGCATTGGCACCCGCTGCGAAATTATCCGTATTGTGCACGACAATACACCGAGGATCATTCTCGTCGTAAGTGTTCTGGTTACTGCAATAACTTCTATCAATTCGCATATTCGCTCCTTCTGCCGGGTTTGCGCCGGCGCAAAAAAGGACGGTTGTTGGCCGCCCTCACTCTGATTTCTGTGTCTGCTTGATAATCTGATTCACATAATTGCTCAGCCCCGCCACAAGGATGCCCTGCGTGACCGCTGTAAAGACTGCCATCGCCGCCTGCTGGCCGGTGCACACCTCACTGGTAGCCAGCACCCAGATGGCGCACAGGACGATGCTCACGCCGCCGAGAATCAGAGGGATATATTTATCCTTTACAGCCTGCGCCTGTTTGAGTGCCATACCAAAGAAATACAGGGCAACTGCCACCACAATAAGTTCCGGTTTCACATAATTCATAATCTGTTCCATATTAATCACCTTTCTTTTTGATATGTAATTCATCAATTTCCTGCTTCATTTTCGTTACCATACCATTTCCACCTAATGCATGATAGGCTTCGTACATTTCACAAAAATTCTGGTATGCATAGGATGGGATGTCTCCCAACTGTGTATACTTGCTATGGTACTCGATCAGCTGGACCCTGAGCAGCAGCATGGTTCCCTTGCTGTTTGCGTCCCGGTCTCTTTTCTGGTTCTTTAGAAGCCAGACGATGTACCCAAGAAGCACTGGAAGTACTACAGTATATGTCTGCATTAATATTTCGCTCACTGCACCGTCTCTCTTTCTTCTTGATTCAAAAAAGCAGGACCGTTTCCGGCCCTACTCAGCTTTCTCCTTTTCTTCTAATTCAGCGGTATACTTATCATACTCATCCCAGATGTCATTTTCGAACTTATCAACAATGTCATCAATTGCTGCCTTGTCCGATCTGTATTTTCTTCCGTTATTGATATACCGATTGATAATCGGCACATCCGGATGTTTTGCATCCATGTTCGCATCCATGGATACTACTGTTTCACCGTCTACTGTGATGATTCCTGAATAGTGGATATCCTTTGTGTAAGTTGCTTTTACTTCTGACATAATGTATGTCCTCCTTTAAATTAATTATTTCCAGAGAGATTATCTCTCATGGTATCAAGTTCACTTCTGAGATCCGCAACCTCTATTTCAAGGTTCGATCTTCTTTCTTTTTCGAGCTGTAGCTCATGCGTTATTACCGCAATCAAATTGGTATATACCATACTATAGGTATCAATATAGCCATCCTCAGTGTTCTTCCTGTCGTGGTGTACCAGATCCAGCTCGTCTTCTCGGATTCCGAGTTCTCGCATGGCTTCTACGACATCCTGTGCGACGAATCCATAACAAATGCGCCCATCACCGTCAATCATCCGATACTGAACTGGTTTTAAGCGATCGAACAGCTCTGAATGAATATCCGTCTTATTGATCTTGCTCTCACCGAGTGGAAATATGTTTGTTTTGGCGCGGCGATCGGATGTGACCTGTGGGGAGTTTTTAACAATCAAACGCTCCCATACTCTTCCACTATCTCCTAACATAATCTTTTCGGAGTACGCCTTGGTCGGTGCGAACGCTCCAGTATACACTCCTCCAGACCAGCCACAGCCATAAAATTCGACCTCTGCCTGATAACCTTTCTTCTTTGATTCAAGAATAATGCTACCGTTACCAATATCGAAGTTTGCTTTGTTGTTGGCATCCGAGTAAGTATTTACAACAAAAGAATCGTCAACAGCTCCGGCTATACAGCTTCCAGAAGAACTTGATGTCTCCAATACAGATTCATGGACACCTTTAATATCTACATATTCGCTCTGGATTGACAGAGCCGCATTGCCGGATTTTGTTTCAACCAAAATCTTACCGACACCGCCACATAACTCAATAACCGCATCTTTTGCGTTCTTTCCAAGCTGGATCAACTTATCACCATAATATGCGAGTGTCGTTCCTGCCCGGTTAAGAATCTCAAATGCTGATGCTGAAATCTTAGTCCGATAGCCAGACCAAGATCCGCTGGTTTTATTACCAACTTCCAATCCGGTCCCATCAGTAAACTGCATAAAGTTGGTGGCTGTTTTTGCTGCTTGTAAAGGATTCGCATTAATTGAACCAGATGGTAAAGAAGCTAATTTGGTTGATGTCCACGTCACTGTATATGGACCAGAACCTTGAGTATAGTTAAATACTCTCAGCTGCCCATACGGTTCATTTAATCTTGTTATAAGGCCCCACGTTGAAGTAGTCTTTTTATAAATCCATAACGACCATCCGCCTGAAGATCTTAGGAAATCCAATCCAGGATTTGAGTTATTTGCAGAGATAAAACTAAACTGGACATCTGTTGTCTCAAAACCTCTGCCACCAAGTTTAAATGTTGTTGGTTGATTTGCATACGAACCTGTGATCTTTATTGTAGCAAATTCGACATAAAGATTTGACTCACCGTTTCCATTTACCGTATGCACTACCTGATTTGCGTCCTTACCTGCAGCGCCCTGTGGACCTTGAGGACCTGTTGCGCCGGTTGCACCTTTATCTCCCTGAGGACCTTTATCGCCTTTTACACCTTGAGGACCTTGTGGTCCCTGAGGACCAGTTGCTCCTTTATCCCCTTTATCTCCTTTGGCACCAGTAGCACCTTTGTTACCATATACACCGATAACTCGTTTTGTTGTGTCTACAGTTGTCCCATTTGTATAAGTAATTGTCTCGTAGTTCCAGAGATATTTATTGCTCTCTGTCATTGTCGGAACCGTAGACGACCATGAGGTAGGAACAGTCGAATTTGACGCGGAGACTGCATAATGCTCGGTAATACTCTTAATACCATTTCCGGTTGATCCGGTATCACCTTTATCCCCTTTACTTCCCCGATCACCGTATGATCCAATGATGCAAGGCGCAGTTGTACTCGCCACGGTTCCGTCGGTATACTTCACAACCTCATAATTCCAAAGATACTTCTTAGCCGCAGACACCGACTGGACAGCTGTTGTCCATCCACTCGTCGCCGTTGTAACTCCGCTGGAAGATGCCGTTGCCAGGTAATAATTGACTACTGATCCAATACTCTTTCCATTGGTGCCATTTGCACCATTGGTTCCCATACGGCCGACACTATATATCGTGGATGTTGTGTCGTCAGTGTAAGTGATGATTGTACGTGTCCACAGATACTGCCCCGCGGATGCAGATGGCACAGACCCAGACCATGTGCCAGTTGGAACTGTTGTTCCGGAAGTTGAAACCTGGTATGCAACAGATGTCGATTTAACCCCCTTACCCGTATCACCCTTATCACCTTTGGCTCCAGCCTCGCCTTTGATTTTCGCCCACTTATACGTTCCGACACTTGTAGGATCATCTTTTGCATAGTCCACGCATGTTCCGATATAAGCGCCAATATCCTCACCACTGTTCCCGGTGAATGTCTTCCCACCGTCATTGCTATATTTGATGTGCAGATAACTGGTTTTCCCGTCTGCTCCATTGGTACCTGAAATTCCCTGTTTTCCCTGTGGCCCCTGCGAACCTTCCAGCTGCTGCCAGCTGTACTTCTTCGGATCATCCGAATCCGTCTGTGTAAAATCCACATACGTTCCAATGTATTTTGACGGTGTCTCTGTCATCTGAGACGCAGAGGTCGGATTCGAAACCGCAGAATATTTGATGTGAAAATACGTCGTTTTTCCATCTTTTCCGTCAGCGCCTTTGGGTCCCTGAATTCCCTGGTCACCTTTTTCACCCTGCAGGCCGCGCAGTCCTTGCTCGCCCGGATCTCCCTTATCTCCTTTCGGCCCCTGAAATTTGCTCCAATGATACTTCGCCGGATTGGCGCTGTCAGCCTTGGTAAAATCCACGTATTGGCCTATATACGTTTTATCGACGGCGTTGGTTGTCGAAAAGCCTGTCTTTCCATCCGCGCTTGTTGCATAAGCGATATGCAGATAACTGGTTTCACCATTCGCACCGTTTTCTCCAGGGGTTCCATCGGCGCCGTCCTCTCCGTCATCGCCCTGAAATTTTCGCCAGGTGTACTTGGTCGGATCTGTACTGTCCTCCAATATATAGTCCACGTAGGTACCGATATATTTTCCTGTATCCTTCCGCAACTGATTTGCTGTCGGGTTCGGAACATCAGCATATCTCACATGGAAGAAACTAGTCAGACCATTCTTTCCGGGCTCTCCCGCAATTCCCTGCTCTCCAACAACCTTTACCCAGGTATAGATGCTCGGGTCTGTAAGTACCGGCTGTTTTGTCGTCTGATTGTATGCGATACCCATGTATGTCTTTCCAGCTGATTTGAGCGATATTCCGCCGCCCGTTTCCGTATCAGCAAACACAACCCAAGTGTAAAACGTCCGGTTCTTTGCCAGTTTTTCAAACTGTGCAGCCAGGCTCTCCATCTTTTCTGAAATTCCACTCGATTTCAGCTTGTATTCGCCCAGCGTTGCCGTGTACTCATCATTGCAAATGGAGGACTCCAGTTTCATGATTCTTGCAGACAAATACAGTTCTCCGGTATCGTCTACAATATTCACCGTATCGCCGATTTTAATCCCATCCGGCAGATACGCCAGCTCTACTTCATAGGAAACAGCCGCATCGTAGATCTTTTTCAGCTTTGAAACTGCCCTGTTGCAGAGTTCTGACTTGCTGGTAGTATCGTAAGTGTACGACTGGACGATATGTCCCGTACCACTTCCTTTTTCGGAAAGATACCGGCTCCATTTGGCCACTGCGCTCCGGGAATAAATCGTACTGCCGGACAGATATATATCGCCGTCATCATACTTATACCCTTTCAGATTGATCGGCGTTTCACTGTCTTCCGGATATCCGCCGGTAACGGAAAGTGCCGTAGCCAGATCTTCTACTGAACTTTTTACAATGATATTTTTCACTTCCCGGTTGATCCGAAGTTCTCGCCCCTGATCTACGCCGCGCTTCTTATGCAGGTTGATATATTTGTGCTTGATTTTCAACCGGTCGATTTCAAAAGTATAGGAAACTTCCGCGTCAAACTGCGTGGCAACGCTCAAAATACGCTCAGAAGCGGTGGTCTCACCCTCCCAGGACAGTTTCCGGTTATAATTGCTGACCTCATTGATTCCAATTTCAAAGCCGGAATCGTCGCTGAATTTTTCAACATAGTAGCTCGCTGGATATGCCTTGTCTGCTTTGTATTCGCCAACTGTCTCGTTCAGGAGATCCATACCGGCATCCTCGGCATAGATTTCTACTTCCTGTTTGAAAATATTTTCTTCGCTGGTAATGATCGTATAAAATTCCTGCTCATCGCCATTCTTCCGAAGAATATAATTGCCAACAGAACCATACTGTTTCGCATCATTCCGCGTGCTCGCCGTGTAATTCAGCGTAAATTCTAGTGTAGCAACACCTGCTTCCACCTCTTCTGTTTTCAGATCATCAGAAATGTACAATCCCTTCGGTAGCTCTGTGCTTGCCTGCCCAAGGACATTCATATGTCGGTCCGCAAAATATAAAATCATAGAAACACCTCCCTGTATTTCATTGTGTATGTTGGCTGTGTTGCCCAGTCCGATGCAATGCATTGGATCTGATTCATTCCAGGCTGCAGGCAAAAGTTCTCCCAATCGTTGCCCAACGCACCAAGATCCTGTCTCGGAAGTCCCTGTAACATGACCTCTCCATTGCTACAGTCAGCTGTCAAAACCTGATTTACCGAAAATTTATTCGGAATATCACGCCATTTTTCTACATTGTCAATTCTCACGAAGATGCCGCGGAAATAATTTCTGGTGACAAGCTGATTTCCTGTATTTCGACTTCCCCACTGTCCCAAATACAATTTCACTGTTGCCACTTTCACATTTTTTAATTCTGGAACTGTAAATTCCGGATAACTGCCCTTCCAGAAAAAACGTATTTTCTCTCCATGTTTCATCATGTCGCTTGCGCCATACGTTTGGCTGTATGGGTTTGCATCTTTTCGATGGCAAGGTTCAAAAGTATATGTTTTGACGATACGCGGGTTGTTTCCACCTACCCACATATTCATGTGCGCTGTGTTTCCGATCGTATCGGTTTTGTATATCTCCTGGCAGCAGATCATTTTTCCGTTCGCATCGCAGAAAGCAATCGCCTGGCAGCCCGTCTGCCCCATAAGACCAGTTTCAAACCAGCTGTTCATGTAACAATAGAGGTGCGTCGCTCCCTTTGCTCCATTGGAATCTACCACATCAATAGATTTCATAGCTCCATTCCAGCCGTTTGTGTTTGGACTTACATATCCACTGCTGGCCAGATACAGACCTTTGATGCTGTCTACGCTCATGACACCCAGCTTTCCAGCCGTCTTGCTGTTACTGTATAAGAAGTTGCTCCCTGTATCATCTTTCCACGCCGCATCCTGTGACCAGACATATTGGTCAGCATAGCTTGTTATCAGTTCGCTTTTTTTGTATGTTTCTCCGTTCAACTCATCCGGATCACCGAACTGAAGAATTTTCTTGGAGTCATTTACAAAACCTACTACTCCATTTTCACTGTGCATTACTGCCTGAAGCTTTGGAAAGGCCCGATAAGTGCCGTTGTACGACACAATGAACGTTTTTCCGTCATCCGCAGTCGGATTCACCGTAAATTCTTCCACCGAATACTTGAATGGATCCGCGCAGTAAAATTCCAGCTCCGCAGTGATCGCATTTCTTCCCGCCGGCACTTCACTCGTTCCCTGCTTTGTTCCGATATAATATTTGTCCGGTTCATCTGCAAAAATAAGGGTTGCCTGTTCTGCATCCAGAAGAGCATTCAGTTTGTTGTAAGCACTGCGAAAAGCTGCATTATCTTCGGCTACCAGCTGATATCCCACCACAATAGTCCTTGGCTGATAACGCTTTCGTCGATACTTTGTACCGTCAGACACGCCTGTTTCCAGATCTGTAATCTCCGTACCCAAAATTTCCCGGCCGGACACATAAAGTGTCCGATAGCCGGGAATTACGTTCTCAAGATAACTTCCATTAAACATGAGAGCCTCCGAAGGCAGGTTCTGCCCTGGGTATCGCTCTGTGGTATCTACAAAGTTATACATTTATTCGCCTGCCTTTCTTTCGGTTCTCCCTTGTCTCCTGTTTCTCAATTTCTTCTCGTGTATACGTTGCAGTCGCTTTTCCAATCTCTCTTCCGTCCAGATTAACAGGTACATAGATGGTATATTTTCCATTGCTGCTGTACTGGTAGCTGTCGTCGTTCAGATCTTCATAGCCAGACCGGAGGCTCATTCCGATTTCCGGCGCAGGTGTAAGTTCCGGAACCTGTATCAATTCCATGGCGGCCTGCCTCGCCTCCTGCACATGATCCATAATGCCGTTGACCCAGCCGATACCGAAATAATTGCCGAGTTTATCTGTCACCCGTGATGGGCTGTGGATCTGTGCTCTCGCCCGGATCGCCGCCTCTGCAGCCGCCGCAAGCTGTGCCGCCACTGCTCTTACATGTCCAACCTGGCTTGCCATACCATTTGCAAGTCCCATTCCGATGTATGCGCCGCTGTTATAGGCACCGCCTGCCGATGATCGCATGGTAATTACAATCGAATTTGACATTGTTCCGGCCGTAGAGACCGCCTTTGACATTCCTGCTGAAACGCCATTGTTGAAATTATTTCCAACCGCTTTTCCAGAAGTTTTTGCCTTGCTTTCTCCCTGAGAAAACTGCTTAATTAATGCACTGATAGCGTTTTTTGCTTTGTTCCCCAATGCATCCAATCCGGAATTTACAACATTGACGCTCGATTTCATGCTCGTGAGCGATTTTTCTGCGCTCTTTGCATTTCCAGCAATTGACTTCATGCTGGAATTTACTGATTTCAGAGCAACTACCATAAGACCGGTTCCTGCGGCTCCGGCCACCATTGCCGCTGCAAATACACCAACTGTTACAGCTGCCGCGCCAGAAGATCCTGCCAAAATCACAAAAACCGCACTGGCCGCAGTACCTGATCCAAGTAATGCCGCCAATCCGGCTGCACTGACCTTTGCACCAGCCGCTACAAGTGGAAATGCTGCTCCCATAATTGTCAAACCTGCACCTGCCATCACAAGCGAAGCTCCAAGCACCGCTGCTCCGGCGGCCAATACAATTACTCCTGCGGCTGCAACCAGCGCAGTTACACCGACCAACGCAAGACCAACTCCGAGCGCGGTTGCGCCAATTCCTCCAACAGCAGCTCCGGTGCCAAAAACAATCATGCTTGCACCAAGCTGAGCAATAGCTACCGCTCCCTGGCTTCCATATTGTACGATCGAAGGAAGAACAGCAGACACAACCGCCAATGCCGCGCTGGCAATCAACGCACCTGCTGCCACCAAAACAATAGCGGCTCCAAATGCAATAAAGCCAACTGCTCCCACTGTCAATGCTGATCCAAGAGCAGCCGCTCCCACTGCCAGCAAAGCGATTGCCGCAACCATACCAACCATACATCCAATGGCCAGGGGACCGGCATTTGCAAGATTAATAGCCGCCAGGGATAACAATCCGATTCCAGCTGCCGCAATTAATACCGAGGCCCCAAACGCAACAAATCCAACTGCTCCGGCCGAAAGTGTTGGTGCTACATTTTTCGCTACCAACATCAAACCGGCAAGCGCTACGACCATTCCTGCCATACATCCAATGGCCAACGGACCAGCATTCGCCAACTGAATTGAAGAATACGCCAGCAGTGCCAAACCTGCGCTAATCATTAATACAGCCGCTCCCAATGCCAGAAGCGCCGGTGTCATCGCTGTTAATTTCTTCGACCCGCCAGACATAGACGAAAGCATCTTTGTCATACCAACTGCAAGTCCTACTACAACACCAATCAAACCACCAAAAACAGCGATTGCCCCTGGGCCAGCGTTGGTTACTGCAATTGCAGACTGCGCAAGCAAATAGAACCCAGCACTAATCGCCAGTACCCCGACACCCATCATCATAAAGGCCTTGGCGGATGCTACCATTTTCTTTGCACTGCCACCGCTTGATTTGCCAACCGCTTCCTGCCCTTTTGACACTTTAAATAAGCCAGGTGCAATTTTCCCAAGACCAGCCTTTGCCAGTCCTCCAACAGCTCCCGTAAATGCGCCAACAAACGGTGCTACAGCTTTAACAATTTTAAAGCCTTTGTACGCAATCAAAAGTTTCGGAAGTGTTACCACCAACTTTGCAATTACATCCGAATGTTTTTCCAAAAATCCCGAAACTGCTACAATTCCATCTTTGACCTCTCCCAAAGTGGTAGAGAAATTTTCAATACTTTCTGTGCTGCCAAAAGAACCTGAAAGCTTCTTGATATCTCCTATGATCGCCCCAGCCGCATCGCCCAGCGCCGTTCCCGCTTCCAATGCGTCCGTTTTGAAAATATCCCAATATGGTTTTGCTTTCTCAACCATTGATTCTATTTTATCGACAGCCTTTTCGATCCCTTTTCCGCTGGCAAGCTTTTCATCAATTTTTCCAACCGTCTCAGTTGCGATGCCAACCAAACCTCTCATTTTTCCGCCAACCTGGTTGAATGCGGTAATTCCAAGTCCTTCCATAGCAGACTGCAGTTTCACGACATCGTGCTGCAGATTATCCATTTTTATTTCTGCCATTTCTTTGGCTGCACCATCGCTGTTATAAATGGCGTTTGTTAACTTGTCAAAATCCTCTGGTGCCGCACTCACGATTGAAAGCAGACCTGACATACCCTCTTTTCCAGCTAATGTAGCAGCATATTTGGCCTTTAACGCTCCCTCTGCTCCATAAGCCTTTTCCGTTAAATCTGCTAATGCTTCATTATACTTCTTTTCTGTCAGCTCTCCATTGGCATACTTTTCGTCAAGTTTTGCAAGATTCTCTTGGAACTGATCCATTGGCATTTTACATTGTCCAAATGCACCTCGCAAATCCGTTACAATGTCCATCAGAGACTTCATAGAGCCATCACCATTCTGCAAGGATATGCCCAAATAATCCATTGCGTCACTGATATCATCTGTTGGCTTGGCAAGATTTGTCAGGATAGTTCGGAGGCTGCTACCAGCCATACTGCTTTTCAACCCTGACGACGCCATGAGTCCGAGGGCAATGGCTGTATCTTCTACGCTGTATCCTAACGATCCAGCTACGGGAGCCGCATATTTAAAAGATTCGCCCAGCATAGCAACGTTGGTGTTAGAATTTGCCGAAGCTGCTGCCAGAACATCAGCAAAATGTGAAGCGTTGGAGACTTCTTTTGTAAAACCATCTTTGATAATTTTGGTGGTGCCATCCGCCGATAAACCGAAAGCTGTCATAGCATCTGTTACGATGTCGGAAACGCCAGCCAAATCTTCTCCCGATGCAGCGGCCAGATCCATTACGCCTTCGATTCCATTTAACATATCCTCAGTTTTCCAGCCGGCCATTGCCATGTACTCCATCGCAGAAGCTGTCTCACTTGCGGTGTACTGTGTGAATTTTCCGAGCTGTTTCGCCTTTTCAGACAGCCGATCAAAGTCAGATCCTGTAGCCCCGGAAATAGCTGCTACAGATGACATAGCATTCTCAAAATTCGCACCAGCGCTTATTGCTCCTGTAGTCAGACTTTTTAATCCACTTCCGACTGCCGATACTGCCTTGGATCCGATCGCCGCCATAGCGCCGAATCCAATTCCACTTGTAAGCGTATTTTTCAGATTTTCAGCATAACTGCTGCATGATTTCATCATTGAGGAGAAGTTCTTATCTTCCGCGCATAAAACCGCCTTTACGCTATAAGATTCTGCCATCTGTTCACTCTCCTCTCTTTAACAATTTGGATATTCCGGCGAATCGTGGATCACCCTTCTTGCGCTTCTTTTCCTTCACATTTTTTAATTCTTTTTCATAGTCAAAGAAATTACGGAATCGCTTGTATACTGGCACTGTTTTCTTTCCGGATTTTTTTTGCGCTTGGGCCGCAAAATTCAGAAAGGCCTGCCGATGTGCCCTGTATTCGTCGTCTACTATTCGATATCTCAGCGCTTCCATCATAATTTCGTACTGTGCAATCGTCAGACGATCAACCTGCTCAAACGATGTGAATCCCAGATACCGGAAGCAGCTGATTGCAACTTCCCGGTATTGTTCTTCGAAACTCACCTCTTCATGGGCTACGCCACCTACTTCTTCGCTTTTTCTTCCTCGATCGTCTTCTCGAGATTCTGGACGCATTTCTTCGTAGCATTTGCATTCTTTAAGAAACCCATCGTATCTTCGAAGAGCTGATTGATATCGGTATCCGGATCATCAATATATTCATCCAGAATTTCTGTAGTTGCTCTCGGATTCTGCCCTTTATTCGCTACGAGTAACAGATCCTCAAGAGCCTCTACATCTCCGTCCATGATCCCTGCCACAGCGTATCTCAGGCCAATATTCTTCTTGGCATCTTTTACTCCGTCTACCGGCATGCTTACTTTCTTGTTCATTTCTCTCATGAATCCCATGCCAAAATTAAACTGATACACCTGTCCGTTGATTGTAAGTTCCATATCATTTTTCTCCTTTACTATTCAAACTGAGGACGATTTCTCGCCCTCAGTATTTTTACGCTCCTGTTTTTGTCGTATCTGTAAATACGTAAGCTGCTATTTCCTGCTGCGCGGTCGTTACGGTTACATCACCTTTCTGACCGGTTCCATTGACACCAAAGGTAAGAGACACCTCCACCATATCTTCGGCGTTTGAAGTCTTTTCTACCTCCGTCACATAGCCCTGGAAGTATTTTCCCTTAAATTTATTGCTTCCGCTGGATGCTGGATCATCCAGATTTGCTTCCCAGATCTCGACCAGTTCATCGTTGATCATGGCATCTTCAAGAGAGTCGATCAGTGTGTCGCCCTTGGCAAGAATACTGGTTGCCGTAATCTCAACCTCGGCTGCTCCCGGGGTACGGATCGTGCCATCCTTTGTCTCTGTGGTATCGGCATCTTTGCTTGTCGTTCTGCCGTTCTCTGTCGTAAACGCTAATGCTGTAGCTGCATTTTTAGCCGCATCTTTTTTAAGGCGGTACAGATAAACGATCTTTTTACCACGTACCGCATCTGCGAATAACTGTAAATCAATTGTTTTTCTCATGCTGTTCTCCTAACTAAATAAAAAAGTCACTTCCACGATACCGTGAAGAAGTGGCTGGTTGGTGGTTGTGTCCGGCAATATTCTCTGATTTAAGCTCTGCACGGACCAGGAAAAGTTGCCGGTATGTTCCAGATGTCTGCAAACCTGCTTGATCTGCAGAAGCATCTGTGAAACTGTGCCGCGCTGCCGCGGATTGTCGTGCCAAACGTGGATTGTCTGACTTACAGTGCCGAATACAGCCGTTTTGTTGGCCCGATCATTCAAGTCACTGTCCGCCAGATAGATAAACGGGTATGGCGTACCTTCCGGCGGTAAAAACGTGTCATACACACCGTCTGGATACTGTTTTTTTAATTCCAGAAGCAACGCACTGAATAATTCCTGCTGTGGGTCCATGATGTCACCTCGTAAGCTTTTTCAAATCGGATTTGAACTTCTCTTTCTGCGCTGTGTAGGAAGGACGCATATATGGCTGTGCACTCATGTACCGAGTTCCATACTCCACGTATGCCGCATATTCTGCTGTTGGCTCCACTTCAGCCGTAAGACCGCCATCTCGGATCTCAAGACCAATACTCCGTTTCAGTGTACCGGTATCCACTGGCGCTTTTCTCTGTGACGCCTCCTGCAAAGCTTTTCCGTTTTCCTTTACCACCCGCTTAATATCACTCATCTGCACGTTTTTCTTCAATTTGACCTGCAGTTTCTCCATTCCTTCCAGCTTGATTTTCGGCATCAGACCACCTCCGACAGAATAAAAGTCTGTTTCACGCGAAGTTTCCGCGTATAGTCCACTCTATAGGTTGTGTTCCCGATCCGGATCCGGTCAAACGGCTTCTGGTAATGATTTTGAAGCTGTACGGTCACGCTGCCCTGACGGATTCCTCCGTATACGATCTGCATGATCTCTGCCCTCGTATCCATCACAGAAGCCATTTTCTGCACCTCTGTGACCTGGTCTGCAGCATAGTTTCCGGTTTTCGAATCATATTCGCCCGGCAGGACCCGTTGGAAGAAAACTGGTGTATCATATCTCACAGAAACTTTACCTTTCCCTTTCTTGCCTCCCGCTGGCTGTCCAGATAGGACTGAATATCATCCATGTACCCGGCAAAATCATTTTCTGACCAGGAAAGGCTTTCGCCCTCAACACTGTGAGAGGAGAGCCCTTCCGAGCCGATCCGGTTGAATCGAATGACTGAAACATCCAATATGATGTATTCCATCTCTTCCGGCGGCTCCAGACCGCCAAGAAGAAATTTCAGCCGCTGTTTTGTGGCATTCAGAATCAGCTGTAACTGCTGTTCTGTCTTTTTGTCTGTATCTTCCAGTCCAAGAAGCAGTTTCAGATCTTCGATCATAGGCTGCCTCCTACTCTGCCAAGGAATCTACTGCCTTATTCTTGCTTTTCCCTTTGCCTGCCTTTTCCGGCTCCACCAGCTCGATCAGCGGGATACCACGCAGATTTTCAGCAGATGCAAGCTCTGCCAGTCGGGCTTCGGATACCTTAAGCCCCTCACGCGGGAAGATATCGCCTGTTCTGTATTCATGGTCATCGTCCTGCAAATCAGTAAAATACTCGATTACTCTGTACATATACCATCACCCTTTCTCAGCTTTTCACAGCTACTGTTACGTCGCCAGAACGAACTGCTTTGTAGTTCTGGTCGCACTCAACCAATGTGATATGATGGCCAGCGGTAGATGCGATCTCGGATTCTCCATCCCATTTGCTCCAGTTTTTCACATCATCACCATATTTTACCGCGGTCGCAGATGCTGCATCTTTGTACTTCCAGTAGTTATTCATGGACATGATCTGCTCTTTTACGGAAATCTTCGTCTTTCCAGCTTCTGTTCCTGCTTCAGATGTTACATTCAGAGTTCCAAGTGTCTGCGTATCAGATCCGCCAACGGAAATGCAAGCAATTGCATCCAGATATTCGCAGAACAGACGCAGGCCCATGATAGCGAACATGTCAGAAATTGCTCTCTCGTAGGTGCCCTGCGCATGGAAGCCGATAAAATGAGTAGTCGGATCCGTTGTGTAGCTAAGGCCAGCCTTCACGAACTCAGAATCGCCCGGATCAACATAATATCCGACGATATTATTGAGCGGGGTAGCGATAACAACGTTTTCCGGGATTTCAGAGCTTACGAACACAACCTCTGCACCCAGGAATTTCTTCATGTACTCAAAGCCGAACGCCGTCTGCAGTGTAATGTCAGCAGCACCAACGTATTTATACACATCCAGTGTATTCACCCACACTGCTACGCCTGTAGCCGTTCTTTTCATTTTTTTAAATTTGTCTTTGACTTTTCCGATCGCCATAGCAACCGCCATCTGCCAAGTACTTTCGTGATCAGTCAGAGAACCCGCCTTCAACTGTGTATACAGCTTATCCATGACAACGTTCTGCAGATCGCTTTTAAACTCTTCGTCTGTGTCCTGTACTGCGGCATCGTATCCTTTCTCTGCGATCGCCTCCAGGGTTACGCCCTTGCGGTATTTGTTGATCCTGATGGTATCGAACGGGATCTCTTCCACAGCGTACTGAGAGTACGGGATTTCTTCGCCCTCTGCGACCTCACCGGACTGCAGGGTTCCTGTTACCTTTTTTGTCTTTAAAACAGTATTGTTATCTTTCTTGATCATTCGGATAATGCCCAGGACATCAAGCAGCGCCTGAATGTTTTTGCCGAAAGATGTTACAAAGTCAATCTCGCGGGCCTTTACCTGGATCTGTTCCTGCCCCGTCATGTTATCCGGTGCTGCAAACACCTGCAGCCCTAATTTTCCAATTTTATGCATGTGTATTCCTCCTACTGAAATAATGCGATGTTTTCCGCAATCAGCCGCTGCCGCTCAATCGGGTTGCTGATTGCAAGAATCTGTTCTTTTGTAACAGCGCCCTTTCCGCCGGATCCGCCCTTTGGTGCATTACCCTTCAAAGCATCTTTTACGGCAGCCTGCACTGCGTCCTTGTACATCTTTCCGAAAGCTTCCACAGCCGTCTTGGTATCTTCAGCGCTTTCCGATACCAGATGTGCCAGAAGTTCATCCGGGATGTTGATTTCTTCATCTGCCAGCATCTTTCTGGCTGTTTTTGACATCTCCGAAATCGCGTTCTGCCGTTTCAGATCCGCCAGTTCTTTCTCCAGCTTACGATTCTTGTACTCTGCTTTCTCTTCCTTGGTCATCTTCGCGAGCTTTTCCGCTTCTGAAAGTTTGTCATCAGTCAGCGCCTGCCACTTTTCCTGTGCTTTGGTCACTGCTGTATTTACCGCCTTTTGGACCCTGCGGTCGAACTCTGCACGATTCTCTGCCTGTCCAAGAAAATCATCAAATGACATCTCATTGCCGCTATCTCCAGAACCTGCTCCAGTTCCGTCCTCGTTTCCGTCTCCGGCTCCGCTGCCGTCTCCTTCGCCGTCTGCAAATACCTGCAGGTTGATCATCGGGATTCTCCAATGATAATGGTTGTTTTTGCACTTCATTATTTTTCTGTCCTTTCTGCCCCGTCCCGTTCTGTAATAGCCCCGTGCCGTTGCTCCGGAATCATAGTTTAACGACATTTCGGTCACATCGGTTACACGATCCGGACATGCTCCGGAAATTCATCGGCCATCAGATAGATGCCGACAAAAAAGGAATCCACCAGAGTTCTTGCTCTCTCTGATAGATTCCCATACTGTATATCAACCCAGCCGGGCGATACTTCGTATTCTATTTCATCCCTTGTCAGATCCTCGATCGAGCGGATCAGCGTCCGCACGAGGCTGGAAACGCCTGCGCAGACAATGTCCTGCCCGTGCGGTGCATACATTGCATGGCCGGATACCTTGATTTCGTTCTTACGAACGGATACTTCAATCACTCTTTGATCCTCTCTTTCTTAAATGGGCATAAAAATACCACCGGCCTCTCGACTAGTGGTAACTATGAAATAATCGCGCCAAGTAATGCAGACAATATCACGTTGAATGTTTCAGTACAATATTCTTTTGCTTTCTGCATGCGGCTGTTTTCTTCCAGGAACTGTACGCCCTCAAACGTAATCTCAAATGGTCTGTCTGTTTGGAGCATTGGCGCGTCTTTTGTTTTGTCAACGACCACAAATCCTGTAATATATCCCTTCCTTACAAGCGTTGCAATGATCTTGCACCAATAGCTTTGCGGAATATCAAATAATTTTGAATTCCACGCGAACTGTTCGAGTTCTGGTTCTACACCGAGTTTCATGCATTCGTACAGATACCTTAGTATTTTATACATGATTACTTCCATGTCATTCTTTGCCATTATCGTTTTTACTCCTTAAACAGTTTTATACGAACGGAACCATCTCTTTTACGTCATTCAACGTCTTTTTTGCCTTTTCAAGCAACGAATTTTCGAACAGATAGGAAATACCCTTTGGTGTGATAATGGCATCCGGCAGATCGCCTAAAAGAACGCCATCTTTCGTATGATTAACAGCAATGCCTTTTACATATTCTTCCGTAATCAGGCTTAAAATGATATACTGCCAATAATTCTCATGAATATTATAAGCCGATGCTGTAAGGTAACACGCTTCTGGTTTTTCACCCTTTTTCAAGCATTCATACAGATATTTCAGTACCTGGTATACAATCACGAAATAATCATTCTGAGCCATTTGTCCTGTCTCCTTATCATCAGTTGATAATTAACTGATTCTTGCAAGAATCACAGTAAAAAGTATTGGTTTTTTCACGGTCGCCAACAGGAATCATAATTCCTTTTTTGCATTTCTTGCACAGAACTTTTTCGCCTTTTCTCAAAAGTTTTACCCTCTCATGAGGCGGCATATTCAGAGTATTCGTCATAAACAATCCCTCCCATTTCAAATTCGGATATTTATCATTTATATGATTAATTATATCCTGGACAACTTTCTCTGTCAATTCAATGTTTTGATGTCTGTACTCGTTCATATAGCATTGTAACTCTTGATTTTTGGTGTTTGGCTTGTTGATTTTGGCATGTGTGGCCTCGTGAATCACTGTAATAGCTGTCTCACGAACCGTTTTGGTGTTATCAGCATAAATGTTGATTTCACCATCTTCGAAAAGTCCGTCCAGTCCCTCGTCGACATCAACTCCGTACCATACCTTTATTTGAATATCATTTTCCTGAAGATATTCCAACATTTCCGTTCCGATGCTGGACTTTTTCATTTCTTTCATGATATTTCGAGGTTTGATAACGTCTCGCCCCTTTGATCTGCCATCCAATGTTTGGAATATGCCTTCGTTGTCTTTGTATCTCGCCTTTCTGTTTTTCGAAGCTTCCCATTCTTCTGTGGTACCACCCTGCTCCAGAAATTTCAACCATTTCTCATACTCTGTGCTGTCTTCATAGGCCGCCGTAGAGCAGTGGCATCGCGGATGCATCGGCGGCGCATTTGTCCCTGGCATCATATCCTGCACCCTAAAATGCTTACCGTCCAACGCCTGGCACCGCTCGCAGACATCTGCATTCCCGCAGGCAACGTATGTATACTCTTCGAATCCATTTCGGATATAGGACTGTTTCTGAGCTTCTGTCTGGACTCTGGCAAGCTCCGTGACCATGAGCCGCTCTGCATCCTCCCGGCTTGCACCGAAGCGTTTCTGCAGGTGCACCGCAAGTTTCTTCGGATTCTGTCCTCTGATCAGTCCTGATGCAAGTAATCCTTCCAGCTCTGCCTTGAGCATACCCTGATACATCCAAATACGATCCGAATATGTCGCATTCTTAAACGATGCATTCACAATTGCATGAGCGTATTTCTCATTCTTTAGGACCGACTTACCAAGGATACCGGCTTGTCTCTGGAACTCTTTCAGTGTTCTGTCGGTCAGCTTCTTATCAAAATATTTCTGCATCTCATCAAACCCGGATACCATCTCAAGACCGATATTCGCTTTCAGGAGCTCTAACCGGTTCACCTTCATTGTCAGATTATAGATCCGCATCTCTTCGTTTGCCTGATCAGAAAGATCTTTTGTTTCAACGTACTTCTTTGCTTTTCGTTCGTATGCTGCAATATCCAGCTTGCTTACTCTCTTCTTTGCCTCAGCCATTGTGATGCCTTCTTTTGCAGCATATTTAGTGTAAAATCCGTTGATCTCTTTATTGATCTCATCCATCATATTGGCATAGATTTCTTCAATATCTTTCTTGTACTGCACCTCCGAGATCTGGTTTTTCATGGCGTTTTCAGCCTCTCGTTTCTTCCAATACTCACTACTCTTCATTGCCATTTACGCCTTCTCCAAGTATTTTATTGAAAACATCGACCGGTTCCTCTCCATTTCTTTCCGCATATTCTTTTATGATGGTTATCATTTCCAATATAGAGTTTTCATTTCTTCCAAGCACCATGTACTCTGCTTTTTGATTTTCTTCCTGTTGTATTCGATCAATTTCTCCCTGCACATTGTCCACTACAGACAGTACGCCAAGCTGTGTCTCTTGTGATACGATTCCATCCAAGTTGCCGGCGATCTGACTCTCCTCCAGTACATTCGATGGAATATTCGGTGTGAAATGATAATGCAGTTTCACCCAGTCATCTTCTTTCATTCCAGATACAGGATTCGAAAAGATCAGCTTGTACCGCCGGTTCATTCCAGATGTAAACTTTCGTTCTTTTGTCTTGGCCAGATTGCTCATTCCCTGCAGCTTATACTTCATGGCAATGCCGGAGCTTGTACCGAAATTCTCGTCTGAGATGTTCGCAACCATACCGATCTGGAATATTAATTTCTCCAGACGATCAATCAAATGTTCCTGTGTGGTATCTCCATCTGGCTTATTCAAAAACTCTACAATAAGCTGATTCGCATCTCCATCAAAGTTAATAATACGATTATCCCGGATGTGCTTCACCTCGTCATTACCAAGCATAGTTCCAAGTATCTTCATGTAGGCATCCGCAAAATAATCTACATCATTTGATTTCTCACTGATTGCTTTGTTATAAGCATCAATCATTGACATTACCGGTTCAAAGATGCATGTGCGCTCCTTGTTCTCCACATACTCTGTAGCCGGCACCCCGTCAAATCCATGTATCTTTTCTTCTTCCTCCCAGACAAGCTTTCCCTTCTGGGTAAACCACCGTACCTTGGTGTCATCTGATACACTGCCATGCAGTACATCATTCGAATCTATGTACAGTCGAACAAAATACCGCTCCCTGCACAACACCGAATCATCGTAGATTATAAAAGCATCGAACGGTGTCAGATATGTAATCCCGATGTTTCCCAGTTCATCTACGTAATACATCTCGTATCCTTTGCCGTAAATGCAACAGATCTTCGACAGCTCCGCATTGTTATCGTCCTGATCATTGTACTGATCCAGGAGCTCCACATATTTTTTGATGTTGCCTGCAGCATCACCATCCACAGATATCTTAATTGGATTCCCGATAAAATATCCGTTAAATGTATCCACCATATATTTTGCAAAGTTCACAGCAATACGATTGTCTGGTTTATAATCCGGCTTTGGCTTCTGGTGAAAAATCTGGTAGTCTGTTTCGTATGCATCTTTCAGATGTTTAAACCGAAAGGCACACTCTGCATTATGTTTTGCTATGAATTCATTCAATTTATTATCTGTCAGTTCTTCTTCTGACGGTAATCGAAATAACACTTTACAGTCCTCCCTTCAGGTTTCTGTTTAGTTTCGGCTTAGCTTTACGCTCTTCCTCGATGGAATAACGCAGCATCGCCATTGCATCATCAAAAAATGGAACTGGTTCTTCCAGATAAGTGTTGGTACGCTCATCTTTCTTCCACTTCCATTGTTGTATTTCCTTTATGGTATTCACACAGGACGGGTGTATATGGATCATGTGCTGTTTCAAATAGTCTATCTGAGCATGGACACTGTTTGTCTCTTTATTGACTCCCTTCGCCCTGTATCCGGCTTTCTGCCACATCTTGATACGGTCCGGCTCAGCTGAATCACACCACATCCTCAGTTTCTTGTTAAATCTTCCAGCGGCCAGCCTAATAATCTCCTCTGTGTCCATCTCATACACATACAATTCCTGAAACAAATAGAGATCTCCGTCCTTAAATCCTACCTCGCCGATACAGTTGGCATGGTTAAATCCAAAGTCCTGTGAGTTCACAATGTAATCATAGTTCTCCGGATTTCGGTCAAATTCCTCGATGACATAGTTCTTAAGGATAAGACCGGCAACCTCTCCCCATTCACCCAGACCATACACCCGATAACCTTCCGGATCTACTTCCTTACGCCGGAGCATACGTCTGTGATACGCTTCATCGATGAACCGATTATTCTCATAGGTTGACTGATGTGTCAGTACATCCGGATCAACACGATCAAAGAACACTTTCTTAATCCAGTGATGTGACGACACCGGATTGAATGTTAACCGGATCTGGTAGAACAGCCCCTCCGGCAATATACCTCGAAGTCGGTCATCGATAATTTCAAAATCTGACTGTGTAATCTCTGTGGCTTCCTCTATCCAAACATCGGTAAGCTTCCCGCGCTTAAAGGTAATTGACTTAAGTTTCTCACGTTGCTTCTCGTCATTTACCCCGCGGAAGATGATCTGGTTATGATTGTTCTTACATTCCAGAAGCATATTTGAAGTATTGATGTACCAATACTTCTTATAGCTTTCTCCGAACATACGAAAAATAGCACTCTGCAATTCTGCAAAAGTGCTATCTCTATTCGTTACATCTGCTTTTCGGACACACAAAAGATTACGTCCCGAATCATTCATTAAACGAATGATATAATTCTGTGCCGTGTCCATGCTCTTTCCGGATCCGGCAGAACCTTTCATCACGATGTAGCGTTTTTTACTGCGATCAACCTCTTTGAAACCAGCATTTGCTTCTACCTTTATTTTCATCCGGTATCATCCTCGCCGTAATCAATCGTGATGTTCAGGTCCATATCTACATCTGTTTCAACTTTATCAGTGAACAATGCGTATCTCTTACCCAGGAGCTCTGCAGCCTTTAATCGTTCTTTTTCTGACGGGGATTTTTCCATCGTCCTCGCTTCGCTGCAGCCATCACCGGTTCCTTCAACTACAATTTCTGTGGAACTGCTTTTTCCGCGAAGCACGGAAGTCAGATACTCTATTACTTCCTGGGCGTCCGCCGTCTTCTCGTTGTGGATCTCTTCCATCCGATCAGCTATATATTTTTTAACGTTAACATTAGTTAACAATCTGCTTGCCGCCGCTTTAGCTACTTCATCACTTTTCACGCTTTTATACACTGCTTTATATGCCCGAGTGGCGTTCAAATCACTCAAATATTCATCACAAAATCTTTTCTGTTTTTCCGTCACTCAAGCTCACCTCATTTCTGCACGCAAAAATTCCCCGCATCTCTGCGAGGAATCCTTGTATAAGAGTAACAAATCGGAGAATCTCCATCCACTGGAGAGTTGGAACTGCAGGATTCGAACCTGCGCCTCGTGCCGGCGTCTCTGCGCTCTCCTTGAGCTACGTTCCAATAGCACTTCCTACCGTTTTTTGTAGTTATGGCACTACATAACTATAAAATTCAAGCAGGCCTTGTCAATCTCTCTAAGGCGGTGCATCGCTCTCAGTTTAGATGTCTGGGGGCTTCGTTCAACATCGTACATCATTCGGACTTTTTCCACGGGCTGATGCCGCCCAATCAGCGGTCAAGCTGTAACACCTGACCGCCGCTCAAAATACATTCACAAGGAGGTAAAGAAAAGATGAAACCCTTCCTGCCGTTCTTCCATGATACACTATAACATTTTGAATCGTAACATATGTAACAAACGTAACAAAGTTTACTCTTTCTCGAAAAATCTTTGAAATTCCATTTTCACACTGCCCTCCGTAGCTTTCCGCCCCAGTTTACTTGCCACCTGGCTCCAGCTCATCTCCTCGAAGACTCTGTACTTGATAATGCGCTGCATTCTCTGCGGGATGTGGTTCATCCACTGCTCCACCTCCACTTTCAGCCGCTGGGCGTTCTCCCGACGCTCCTCCAGAATCTTCTCCTCGTGCCGCAATCTGGCATCCTCCTCATAAGTGAACGCTGTCCCTGCGATCTTGAAGTGCTGCGGATTGTACGGAAATTCCGGATTGCTCCCGGACACGTTCGTCTGCACGATGGTCTGCCGCTTCTTTTTCAGCCGTCTAATGTCCTTTTCCGTCTCTTTGATCAGCTCGCATGCGTCTATGTACTGCTCCAGAACCTTTTTCTCCATTGGTATCACCTCCCCACTTATGTTCTCTTCCGGTTGTTCTGTCTCTCATTCTGATCTCGACCAATTCCAGGTGCGACACGTTCAAAACCTCCCGTACAGCCTTGACCACACTCCAGATCTGTCTCGGCAGGTGGGTAGCGTTTCGAATTGCCCTGTCCGCGGTCGGATCACGATATCCTTCACCATTCATTGTTTTTCACCTCATCCAAACTCCAGCTGTCCGTCATCGACGAATTTTGTTTTTTTCAAGCTTAACTTATCCCCCTGCTGTTTTAACCGATCGACACGTGCCTGCTGTTTCAGGTTTGCCATATAATTATCGTCTACTTCCGGCGGAATCTTCAAAAAATATTCTTCCGGAAGTGACATTCCAGCTTTTTCACATAACTCTGCAATATCTCTCTTGTAAGAAATAATATGATTTCTCGTCAGATTCATATTGCAGCCATCCGGCCAGAACGGATCATTACAGCCATTTTCGTTTATGTAGTTCCAATGATCGCGTTCGCGGATTATCTGACTACAAAGCAAATCTAACTGCTGTTCCGGTGTATTTTCTTTCATAACATCACCTCTGGACGATCAAATAATTTATACCGTCATTTTTGAACCACATTTCGGGCAATATTTCCACTTTACCTTCGTGTATTCTGCGCTGCATCTACCCGTTTCAACCGCTTCGATACTCTCGACCTGGAATCCGCACTTAGAGCATTCGGCGTGGATGTAATCGTTATGTTCTGCCCTGTTCTTCCACCTTGCGGGATATTCAAAACTCTTTCTCTTCATCGTAAGCGCATACTCTTCATCCAGGAACTCAAGTGTGTACTGACCATCCGCCGGGCATACATCTTCAAATTTTTCTACAAACCACTCGAATACGGCTCTGACAGCCGTCTCTGTCACATCCTCTTTGCCGCCGATCCATTCATCCCCGCGGAGGTTTCCGTAATAGATCCGGCCGGTAACCGGGCTTACGCCCATTGCTTTTTTAATCTCTTTTTTCATGCTTTCTTCTCCATTCTGTAAGATATTCTTCCTGCTCCCGGTCCTCTTCCGGATCCTTCGGACGCTCTGGCCGGTTCAGTAACCAGGCAAACAGGCCAACCAACACACCGCAGAACACAACAATTCCAATCACTGCCATCTTCTCGCCCTTTCCAATAATTCAATTCTTGTTTCGTCCCAGTCATCCAGAAGATACTGGGGAAAATCCAGCTTTTTATGCCGTTCAAGTTCCCGATCAGCCCGTAGAAGACCGTTCTCTTCCACGATTCTGCGAATGACGGCGTGCCCGACTCCGAACTTTTCCCGCACTGCCTTCTGCGTCATGCCCGCTTTCAACAGTTCCAGGATCTGCTTCTCTACCTTTTCCGGCGTTTTCTGCATCTTCTCTTCCTTCCCACCGCAGGCACTTGCGGCACCGTGTTTTGGCGCTCACCAGCGTGCCACGGATCATATTTGCCCGCGGGCAGCCGGTGCCTACATACACCGCTGTTCTGCCCACGCTGAGCACATGTTTACAGGTTTCATACTTCTCCATGCTACGCATCCTCCCTGGTTCCGATCTGCATCTGCTTTCTCTGGATATCGCCGATCAGGTTTTTCAATGCTTCCGGCGTCTGTGCTTCCTGCCGTCTCCGCTCCGCCAGCTGCTCGTAGATCATGCGGAAGTTTGCGCGGTCCGCGGAGATGTTCTCCGACATACAGATCTGCTTGAAGTCGAGCCGTTCCACGCACTGCCTTGTGATCGGATCGAAGCTCTCCATTGCGTCCTCAGCTCTGTATAAGCCGTATTTTCGAATTGCTTTCAACACCTGCTCCCATCCTTCACCCCAGTCGAGAACTTCGCCGGAAGCGACCCCTGCGGCCGTCTCACGGATATCTGCGATGGATGGAGACCACTTATTTGTGGCAACCCACTGATTCAGCGCCGCCTCTGCCGTGCGGTATGGGATATCCTGGAGCTGCTGGTACCACAGTTCCATCGCCTGGGTATTCGGGAGCAGGTTCTCCCGGGGATAATAGGTCTTCAGCGCCATTGTGAACAGGGAAAATTCCTGCTTATTCATCCTTATCACCATCTTCTTGGGCGGCCCATTCGGTCGCCATATTGTAAAAATCATCTAACTGCTTCGCTGTATTGTTTCCTGAAGGCTGCTTGACTGTATGCTTGTTCCACGGTCCGTCATCATAGTTTCCGTCGATTACCTTAGCCATATTGGCATCCTTGATCATCCAATCGAAGTTGGCTGACCAGTTCTGGTTATTCGCCCCTTTCAGGAACGAGGATGCCTCCGCCTTTTCGAACAGCATCCGGAAGTCATCCATGCTGTACATTTTCAGCCGTGCCCGGATCGCTCGTTTTCTGGCTTCGGAAAGAGAAATAACCTTGGGATAAGAAACGCAGATGGACCGGTAAAGGTCCACAACCTGCTCGCAGGTTACTTTCTCTTTACTCTCTTTATTCTTATCTTTATCTTCTTCTTTATCTTTCTCTTTATCTAGGCTGTTAACGTTGGATTCATGTAAATATTTATGTAAATGTTTACGTGAATCTTCACATGAACTTTCCTCTGTATTTTCTTCCTGCTCACCAGTCAGCAGAAGCTTCTGTTTTCTGCGGTAGTCCCGCTGGTATTCTCTCTGGTACTTCTTCCGGGCCTCCAGCTGTTCCAGGTTCTGATGCTTTCCCCAGTTCGGGATGGTAATCACACCGTCCAGAATCTCAATCATGCCAAACTGCTCGAAAGTCTTAAGTGCCAGTTGTACCGTAGATTCCTTCCGCCGGAAGATGGTTGCCAGCATTTTGTCCGTGTAGGCGATTTTATCACTCAGCAGGAACACACCGCTGTTATTCATCTTCCCGGCAAGGCACAGGAGCTTAAACCAGATCACAATAATCGAGTCCGCCTCCGGCAGGCTCTCAATCAACAGAATCTTCTCATCGTCGAAGATATCTGTCGTGATCTTAATCCATTTGATATCCGCCATGTTACTCTCCTCCCTAAATCTCCCTGATTCGTATTCCATACACGGAAAGCATCAGCTTCCGTTTGATGATATAATCTTTCGTCCGGAATCCCTTGGTGTCTTCTACGATCGTAAGGGTATCCCCGTCCGGCAGAATCGTCTTGTATACAAAATCCGCTATGTAGGCACATTCCCGCTCAACGCATCTTCCGCGCCCTTTCTTGGTTGTGCTTTCCAGATGCTCGTACTGTGCCGGAATCAGCACATATTTGACCTGCCGCCGGATATCCTTTATTTCTCCTGCTTTTTCGAGGAGCAGAAGCTCCTGGTACCGCGCCGCCTCCCGCTTCGAGTCGAACACGATGCCATTCACTTCCGCTTTTCGGCTGCCGTATTTATTTCCGGCATATCTTTTCCACGCCATTTCGCACCTTCTCTCTAGTTGAATGGAAGTTCTTCGTCGATGCCATCCGGGAGGCTCATAAAGCCATCCGGGTCTGCCGCCTGCGGTGCTGTTCCGCCGTTTCCAGAACTTGCGCCCTTGCTCTCTGCAAATTCCTGCTCTTCTACAACTACGTCTGTCGTATAGATTTTCTGGCCATCCTTATTGGTATAGCTGCCGGTCTGGATCCGGCCGGTGATGATAATCTTCGTGCCGCGATGCAGGTAATACTCCGCAAACTGCGCCGCCTTACCGAACGCAACGCATGGAATAAAATCCGCGGTCTGGTCACCTTCTCTCTTAAATCTCCGATCCACCGCCAGACGGTACCGTGCAACGGCGGTCTGATTCTCGTTCTGGCTGTATCTTACTTCCGGATCCGCGCACAGCCGGCCAATCAAAATTACTTTATTCATGCTCTATCCTCTCTATTTGCCCCGCACAGCCATTTTCCGGCCGCGCGGGTACCTTTTTCTTAAGATACTATTACGTGGCGTTTAAAACGCCTGTTACATACCTGGCATCGCGCCAGGATAATCCGTGATATCCATCTGTCCCGGAAGATTTTCTTCCTGTGGTGGTACATTCTGTGTAGCCCGGCGGTTCGGCGTCTTCTGCAGGCGGCGCATCGCTTTGTTGTACTGCTCCACGGTCAGATCACTGATTTTTCCGACCTTGAATGTATCGTTGATCTGCACCTTCTGCACGCCGGTTCTTGCCAACTCTCCTTGCAGTCTCCGCAGCATCTCACCGTTGATTCTGCTGGTTCGCATATCCGCCGCAGGTGGTGTTGCTCCCTGCTGGGTCTGCGGCGGGTTTCCGGCTATCTGCAGACCATTTACCGTCTCCGCATCCGGATCTGCCATATCAGACGTTGGGATGCAGAATACCTGGAAGCACGCATATTTGTATGCAATCGCCATGGCCTTGTTGGTAGCCTTGTCCCCTGTATCCAATGCTTCTCCCACGAGTGTAGACTCAATGGAAGATCCGTCCTCTGCATAGAACGTAAACTTGATTGTGCAGGTAACATGATGCATCAGCGTTCCTTTTGCCGTCTGCAGTTTCTCTACCTCCCGTTCCAGAATATCCGGCACGATGACCACCTTATTTTTCGCCAGCGCCGGATGCAGGGCATTATACACATCATCGATGCTGCGGAACTTAAATCCCTGCTGTTTATTCATCTTATCTTTTCCAACCGCGCCAACATCCGCAATCACACCGGCAATCGAGCGATAGATCATCGGATATTCCTTTTTCTCTGTTTCTGCCATTATGCCTGTCTCCTTTCGAAATAGATGCCGAGGCTGTTCAATGCCATTTCCGCCTGCTCCAGTTCATCCGGTGTAGCAATGATCTTATACCACATCGTAACTGTCTGCGGCTGTGGGAACGGAAGATCATCGCCGTCCTCTGCATCATCGAGGGAAAACGGTACTTCCGGCTCTGGTGTTTCCATTGCCGCAGCTTTCAACGCTTCTTCCGCCTTTTTCCGTTCTTCCTCTCTGGCCTTGGCGATTTCTTCGAGCTTTCTGCGTTCCTCTTCCCGCGCTCTCTCGATTTCGGCCTGCCGGCGCTGCTCCTCTTCCTGCTGACGGCGGATCCGTTCTGCCTCCAACGCCCGCTTTTTGTTATCCTCGTATGTATTGATCCGAGTAAGAGCGGCACCGAGCTCCCGGCTCTTCTGATAGATCTGCAGCGCATCGTCCACAACATCTGACTGCGTGTTTCGGATAATGGCAACCTCAGAAGAAACCTTCTCAATCATCGTCAGAAGCTCTTTTTCGATCTGCTTCAGGCTGGTTGTGGCATTGTCCCACTTTTTCACGTAGATCTCTTTCAGCGGCAGATACTCCGCCCACTCGCCGGCGCATTCTGCATACAGTGTCTCAACATCCGCATGACGTTTCCGGATGCGCTCTGCTTCCATCTCTTTCAGCTGACTGTCAATCAGGCAGATCGGCTCGTCGATGATTTCCAGCAGCTCTTTTACTTTCTCCTCGAAGTCATTGTACGGCACCAAGCACTGCGCCTTGACCTCTTTCCGGCGCTTCTCCACCTCGTCTCTGGTCTTTCGGAGAGACGCCAACTCTGCCTTGGCCACGCTCTTAGACTCCTCCGTAAACACCGCACCCTGGTATTCTGCCATCTTTGCAGACAGCTGGGCTTTCACATCCTCGAAATTGCACCGGATCACCGCCGGTTCCTGACTGATCTTAATCTGCAGTTCTTCCATCTTTTGCATCCTCCGTCTTTTCTTCTGATTTTTCAGCAACACCCAGCAGCGTATGCAGTGTATCCGTGTAAATCATGCCTTTTTTAACCAGCATGTCACGCATAATTTCCAGTGTTCTCTGGTCTTTCGCCTTTTCCTCGTAGTCATCCAGAGGAACAGAGATCATCATTTCTGACATTTTATAACTCCTCTCTTTCCATTGTCTCGAAGATTCTGCTAATGGTCTCCATCAGATCATCTGTGAGAATTTTGCTCAATTTCTTTCCAGCATCCTCTTCCCGCTGAAACTTAATACCTTTCTGGGTATACTTAATTAAGCTTTGAGCGGCCTTTTCTTCCGGCATCTTTTCTTTCAGCGATTTATAGGTTCCCATAACCAGAGTCAGAAAGTCAGCAAGAACAACCTCTTTGCTTCCTTCAACCTCAACGATACCTTCTTTAGATTTAATCATTTTCTTTTTCCTCGCTTTCGTTTTTGATATTAATTACCCGAAATCTTCTCCCATCTATACATTGTCGGATCTTCGGATTGTTCCTCTGTATCATCTACGTATGTGCCAATATACAGTTTGCTTTTCGAAATGTCGGTAGAAAATCCTACCAACCCATCCGCACTTTCTGCATAAGCAATATGCAAGTGATCATTCAAGTTCCATGGGATGTCGGAAGGTCCTGAAATGCCGGGTTCTCCCTTTGCCCCGATATGTGGTTTCCCATGTTCAAGCGGCTCACGCTGGTCTTGAGGCTCCATGACCGCAAAGATTGCCCCTTTTTTCACTGCTACGTGAATCTCCCGAATATTCATGTATCTGATTGCAGTAGGCTGCATGACGTAGATGTCACGATAATTTTCACCTGCTGCCATTTTCATTGCTTCTTCAAATCCAACGATTATCATTATTTTCTCCTCCTTTCAGCGAGCCTGAACGGACCCACGCCGCAAACACCGCGTCCCGGCGCTCCTCTTCCCACTCTTCCTGCTCCTCACGGCACTCTTCGACGTAATCGCCGATCTTCTTTGCAGTAAGCGCCAGAAGGAACATTCCGGCTCCCAGGGCGGCGCGCCCCCACATATCCGAATCCACGCCGCCGATGTAAATCCATGTACCAACCGCGCCGATTGCCAGCGCCGCTTTATCTGATGCTTTCATTTCTGCGTCCTTTCATACCCAATCGACTCCACAGCGGCTTCCACACGCTGGCGGACGATCTCTTTTGCTTTTTCTTCTCCGAGTTCCTCTGCCGTATACTGCTGTCCTCCGATCGTGATCCGAGTAACAACCACGATTTCTTTCATAAGGCACCACCTCTTCCTTCTCTCCATATCGTATGCAACCCGGCTCCGTAATGATTTTCTATTGATTCGTAACCATTTTTGAGCTATTATGTAGTTGCAAATTGTTTTTGTATTGTGTCCCGCGGGAACTGGTCCTTCCTGTGGGACTTTTTCTTTTTCATTGACTTTCCATAGTCTTACTCCTATTCTGTTTATACAGGGCACTGCCATGCCCGAGTATTTCAGAAAGGAGAGCATTATGAATAGTTCTGTTATTGTTTCTGTAATTACTGTTATTGGATCATTTACCCTTGTTTATCTAAACTCGATAAAAGATTCATCCGACAAAAAATACAACGTCAGAAAAGAACAGCTTTTAAAATTTTATGTACCGTTCTATCAGAGATATCGCATGGGATTCTTCCCTCAAAATCATTTGAGCACTATGTCTATTGAAGTACGTTCCACATTTTTGGATATAATGACCCAAAACATCCATCTTATGGAGCCATTATCTCAGGCAATGTATTCTGACTTTTATTTAGCATTCCTAAACTTGGCGGAAGCTGAAAATGGCAATCCAGAATATCCATATGAAGAATGCGCTCAAAAAATGGACGAGATTTTTGAAAATCTTTCAAAAACAATCTTCATCGAGTACAGACAAATATTAAAGAAATGCCATCTGCCAGTGCCTTTAAAATAAGGCCTGTGCGTTTCTTTTCTTTTGAATAGCACAATGCGGAAAGCATATTCATTCCAAGTACAATAATTACTATTGCTATTTCGAACATCAGCATCACTTAACGCTTGCCTCTCCAAAATGTGAGCGGATAAATTTCGCCGTTTCTCCAGAAGAGACCTGCATATCTTTTTCCAGCTCTCTTCTGGAAAAATCAAACTGCATATTAATTCCTTCTCTCAGCTTTACCCACTGCGGATACGTGATCCCGTCCAGAGCATCGATGTACTCACTCAGTTTCTTCTGGCTCATACTGCCTCCTTGTTCTTCAAATATTTATTCAGGAAATACTGCTGGCCTTTCCCAGTCACCTTTGTTGTTTTGGTCATCCGCACGCTGCCGTCCGGATTGGAAATCACAGTCTCTTTGATCTGGAAAAATCCATTTGCCACGTATTTCTGCTTCGGCATGTTCCGGCTGGATCCAGTCTTCATAAGATAGCCTTCATTACGGAGCTGTTCGAATAATCTTTTCTGTCCGGTATCTACGCCGTTCTGACGTAGGAGCTTCGCCAGATCCCCGATCAGGATGGAGCTGTTGCTTGCACTCACCGCATCCGCGAAGATTTCCTTCGGCTTCATTTTCTCGTTCTCCTCGATCAGCTTCTTGTTATCTTCTTTCAGAGTGTCGATGGTCTTGTCTGCGAGCTTCAGCGCTCGCGCCATCACCTGCTCTGGGGTGTTCCAGGCTTTTTCGAGGTCAATGAAGTATTGACGCATGATTTTTCCTTTTTCGGTTTTTGTCATCATGGAAATGTGTTTCGCCATATCCGTTGACAATAAAAAATCATCCAGAACTCTTTTTGCACCATTGTTTACAACCGTAGGTTTGCCTACGCTTTGATAATCCGTGCCTTTTTCAAAAACATCCGCATACCTTGAAAACCACAAGCTGAATCTCTCTCTAATTTCCAGTGCTTCATGCAGATCTCTCGCCGATACGGTCGGCTGTTCTGCTTCGTAGTTAATTTTTAATAACTCTTTCATCTAATTCCTTCTTTCTGTTTTAATTATTGATTTTCCCCTTGGAATTCCTTATACTATCTTTAAAGAAGTTTCTGTGAAAGGAGGACTACCTTGAAACAATACTTTAAAGATTGGAGCAACTTTTTTTCTTTCTCATTAGCTCTAATTCCGTCTGTACTTTTGTACATATTAAATCCTGATGCATCTGTACCATATGTGATCTTTCTACTGGCTGTTTTTTTACTACTTCTTTCTCTCTGGTTAAACATAAAACAGTTTTTGGATTATAAGGATCGCCATTCAACTTCTATTGAATTGATTCGATGCATCAATGATTGTGTTTTATGCCGCCCAGGTGATTTACTCTTTCATCATTCCGTTGTTTCTTTTTATGAGTCTCAAGAAGATTTTGAAAAACTTCTATTTTTTGGCTATGTAGAAACAATTAACAGCAACGGTCTGGCACAAATTGTCCTGCTGGATTCAACCGATTTTGATGATGATAATCCTTACCAATACATTGCCGCCCATCAAAGCAACATTTTAATTAAACCAACTATTACAACCGAAATGTTAAATAATTACAGTAAATAATTTAGGAGGTTTCTTATGCAAAAAACATTTAAAGTTGCACGTGTACTTGATGACTTCAAAATTGTCATGAATGCTGGTTCAAATCAAAATATTTCTTTAGGCCAAAAATACCTTCTTTACGCCATTAGTGATCAGGAGATTATTGACCCAGATACGCATAAAAGTTTAGGATTCTTAGAAATCGTAAAAGGTACCGGTGTTGTAACCCACGTTCAAGATGATCTGAGTACATTAGAGTCTGCCGTTTATTCTTCGCATTCAAAAAAGATAAAACGTTCCAATCCTATGACTGCTCCTTTCGGCTCAATCATTGAAGAAATCGAAACTGACAAGACCCAGGAACCCTTTGATGAACCTCAAACAGGCGATCTCTTAAAAAGGGTTAATTAAACATCCAAATCAGGATTTTTAAGATAATCAAAATTGCTGATACAATTGATCCAGCTACGAAGCTCACAATATTCTGCTGCCGTTTTCCTTTGGCGCAGTATGTTGTGAGTTTTTTTACTGCTTTTTCCCATAAATCGTTCATTTTTATACCTCCTCCTTCAGCTCTTCTTTTTCTTCTGCTCTTGCTTCTTTTTTCTTGCTTACCATCGCCTCTCCCATCCCCAGAAGATAGCCCTTATCAAATTCCGACATCTTCGGGATCGCGGTCGCGATTGTCTCGAGAATCTTCTTTTCTTTTTCTGACATCGTTTCACCTCTTTTCTTTTGTGACAAAGCATTGAGTCGCTTTGTTTTCTGTTTGTTGCTATGCGTCTATTATATGTGGCTTAAGGTCTTTTGTCAATAGCTTTTTGTGGCTTTTCGACTTTTTGTTCTTATGCCACAAATTTATATTGATTTTTTCTTTTTTATGGGTTACAATAATTCATGGAAAAGAGGTGATTAAAAAATGAATGAGCGTCTCAAGAAATTGAGAAAAGAGTTGGATATAACTCAGCAGGAACTTGCCGATAAATTAGGAACGGCACGAAACAATATAGCCGGTTACGAAACAGGCAAGCGCCAACCGAGTGATGCAGTTATATCATTAATCTGTAAAACAGACTTCCCGCAGGGGAGAGTCAACGAAACCTGGCTACGTACCGGGGAAGGAGAGATGTTTATCGAGGCATCACGAGACGAGCGGATAGCGACTTTTGTGGGCGACATCCTAAAAGATGAGGAGGAAACCTTTAAAAAGAAATTTATATCAATGCTCGCGGCACTGGATGAATCCGACTGGGAAGTTATCCAGAAAATGGTGGAACTAATGCAAAAAAAGGGGGCTGATTAGCTCAGCCCCAAGATCGCTTTTACATACTGATAGATCAGGAGTAGTTTCCTGTCGTCGGCGTGGTCAAGCATCTTAATTATAAGTTTCTTGTAATCATCCATAATATGTACCCTCCGATCTGGTATTATTATACTAGAACATTTGTTCGATTTCAATATCTTTTTCTCGAACACTATGTCCTTTTATATAAATTACGGATCAGAAGGTCGAAAATTAGCGAAATTTGGAAATCGTCTCTAATTGTGGACACTTATTTCCACGGGCTGTCGTACAGGTCCTGCATCCGCACCTGTAGTCCCCTGGCGATCTTTTCCAACGTATCGAGTCTCGGAATACTGCCATTGCACAGCTTTCCAATTGTCGATTTCGGTACTCCGGTCAGAATTGATACCTGCCGGAGAGATAGATTTTTTTTAAAGATAATGTCTGCTATTAATATCTTCATGCAGACAGTATCTGCAAAATATAAAAAAACATTCTGAAAAGAATAATGAAATAAAAAATGTACAGAGGGTAAAAATCTATTATGGGAATTTTAGACTTTCTTTTTGCTAAAAATAAAGCGGTTGAAAAACTTGGCAAAAATACCATTTACCAAAAATATTATGCGGACTATCCTGAAAAACCATATATTTCCAACGAAAGAAATATACAAGAATGGTTGAAACGTGCAGAAATGTTTCCAAGCCAATCTTTAGTTTCGAGAAATATGATGATTCGTTATAATGATGGCTTATTACCTGGTCATATTTACATGTTATACTGGCTAAAAAAATATTCAACCAAAAGGATACCAACATACTTCGAATATAAATATGGTATTTCTTTTGAAAAAGAAAAAGCATTTTTGACCAAAAGAGGGTACCTCATCAATGACAAGCCAACTTCAAAAGGAGAGACTGCACTAAGTAATCACAAAGACGTTATAGAAACCCAGAACCCAGAACCCAACATACATCTTCCTAAAACGCCAACGCCTTCTGAAGATCTTGCTTATAATAATTTATCTGGAAAATCATACGAAGCAAAAGGAAATATTGATTCCGCCATCGCCTTATATGAATATAACATACAGCAAAAGGATCAAGGTTCTTTTCCTTATGAACGTTTAGCTATTATTTACAGAAAGCAGAAAAAATACTCTGAAGAAATTAGAGTCTTAACTTGCGCAATAAACGTATTTACTGACCAAGTTCCTGATTCAAGGCCTGATAAGCTTAAGAAATTAACTCACTTTAAAGAACGTCTTGAGAAAGCAAATGCTTTGTATCTAAAACAATCGATTTCAAAATAAAGGCATCCACATGACTAAACGCTGTAATTTTTTTAATTTTTGAACGTATAATTATGGGATGTTTTATCCCAATATACGTCGAGAGGTGATGCCTATGATTTTGCTTCGTATGGAATAAAAATTAATCTACACATTTAGGAGGACTTACCGAATGCCACAAAAGAACCCATGGTACTTAAGCACTTTATTTATCTGTCTACTTTTTGCTCTTTGGTATTTTTTTATTCCGCCTGTGATCGGAATTGTACTTCTTTGTGTTCGCACACACAAGGAAAAGCAAAAGGATCTTCAAATTGCCGAAATCTATGATCAAAATACTCGATTGTCAGAGAGCAATATTGCGCTTTCTACTGAGAACACCACATTAAAGCAAACGATTGAGAAAACAGGTATTACAGAATATTCTCAGGCTAAAGAAAAAATAGCTCAGCTCGAATCAGAAGGACAAGCCAAACTCGATAAACTCAACCAAGACATTCAAGATATTAATGCTTTGACCACCAATTTATGGTCCGAACTTGAAGAGCTGCAACAGCGTGATGATAAATTGAAAAAGTCTGTTTCTACTCAGGAACGAAAGCTTTCTCGGAGTAAAGAACTGTATAACAGTATGGATTATGCTTTAAATACATTCTTTACAACAGATGCTCCATATAGCACTTGCCGTTTAACAGAGCGTGACATTAACGACGCCGAATTAATTGCCCCATCAGTTATTTTGAAATTGCATTGTATGGATGTAAAAAGTTTGAAGAAGGCTTATCGCGAAAATGAAAAGCTCATCGAATCTTTAATGACGCAATATTCTGCACGATATACCACCAAAGCAAACAGATCCATTTACGAGCTTTTGACAATTTCCATTCAGTCAGAAGTACAAAATATTCTTTACACGCTCAAATACGATAAGCTCGATACCGCAATCGAAAGTATAAAGAAAATAACAGCGAAATATCTTAAGATTGCGGGCGAAGGAAATCAAGCCATTGCCGGAACCCTCACAAAATTTATTGGTGAAATGGAATATTTACTTATTAATTCCATCAAAATAGAATATAACTATTATGTAAAAAAAGAGCAGGCTAAACAAGAACAGTTGGCTCTTCGTGAGCAAATGAAGCAGGAAGCAGAAGAACGCAAAGCTCTTGAACAGGAAAAGAAACGGATTTTGAAAGAAGAAGAAAAATTCAATGGCGAAATTACCAAATTGCAGCATAGCTTAGAAACTACATCTGATGATTCAGAGGTTGCAAAGCTGAAAGCCAGAATTCTCGAACTCCAGTCACAGCTTAGCGATGTCGTGGTAAAGAAAGAAGAGATCACTAATCTTCAGAATGGAAAAGCCGGTACCGTTTATATTATAAGCAACCTCGGCTCTTTTGGTGAAGATGTTTTCAAAGTCGGAATGACTCGTCGACTGGATCCAAATGACCGCATCAACGAGCTTGGAAACGCAAGTGTTCCATTCAAGTTCGATGTACATAGCTTCATTTTCTCACAAGATGCTGTCGCTCTGGAAAATAAAATGCATGAAATTTTGAATGATCGCCGTGTAAATAAAGTAAATATGCGCAAGGAATTTTTCAAAATTTCAATTGATGAATTGGAAAAAATTGTTGATGAGATTGAACCTACTGCCGAATTTAACCGAACCATGGTAGCAGACGAATTCAGACAATCTCTTTCCAGTGATTCTAATTATACAAGCACTTATTCTTCCGATGACGACGAAGAAGATTTAAACGAATAAAAGAAAACCGCCCCAGTGCGCCAACACCAGGACGGCTCAGTAACATTCCGAAGAATGATACCTGTTCAGCAAAACATATTGTATCATCTTCGGAGACGCCAATCAATCAGAACGTTTGTTTTGGCGTTTTTTCTCATACCCAAAATTGAAAATTTAAAGAAGGTGATATTATGTCAGCACTAAAAAACGGTGCTCTCTACATCCGCGTCAGCACCGCGGATCAGACCGAACTCTCTCCGGATGCGCAGCAGCGTCTGCTCCTGGACTACGCGAAGAAGAACGGGATTGTCATCGCAAAAGAGTTCATCTTCGAGGAATCCGTCTCCGGCCGGCATGCGGACCGGCGGCCGAAGTTTCAGGAGATGATCGCCCTTGCGAAGCAGGACTCCCACCCGATCGACGTGATTCTGGTCTGGAAATACAGCCGGTTTGCCCGTAATCAGGAGGAATCCATCGTCTACAAATCATTGCTGAAAAAGAGCAATGTAGATGTGATCAGTATCTCAGAGCCTCTGATCGACGGCCCATTCGGTACGCTGATCGAGCGTATTATCGAATGGATGGACGAATACTATTCTATCCGTCTCTCTGGCGAGGTTCTGCGCGGCATGAAGGAAAAGGCTCTGCAGCACGGCTACCAGACAACGCCATGTCTTGGATACCAGGCGGCAGGCGACGGCAAACCGTTTGTGATCGATGAAGCGGAATACCAGATTGTCAAATACATCATGGATCAGTACGACTTCGAACATCTTGACCCGACAGCAATTGCCCGCAGATGCAATGACCTCGGATACCGCACCAGACGCGGAAATCTCATGGAGCGCCGCTCGATCGAACGTGTACTGCGCAATCCTTTCTACGCTGGTACTGTGATCTGGAATGGCATCTCCTTCGACGGTACCCACGAGACACGGCTGGATCCCGCACGCTATCAGGATCGCATCAAACGCATGGATGCCCGCAGACGCTCTCCTAAGAGCCGCAACCCATCAACCTGCCGCCACTGGCTCTCCGGTCTCTTAAAGTGTCCAATTTGCGGCGCTACGATGACGGTAACAGCCGGAAACACATCTTGTCCGTACTTTCAATGCTGGAAATACGCAAAAGGTTTCCATAAAGGCTCCAATTCAATCACCGTTGCCAAGGCTGAGCGAACCGTCTACCGCTACTTCGATGATATTCTTGCCGGCGCAGACTTCTCCTTCGCAGTCCGCGATCGAAAACAGGAGCAAGAAGACGATGAGACCATCCAGCGGCTGCAACAGGCCCTGGAGCATCTGGCTGCCCGTGAGTCCCGTGTGAAAATGGCTTTCGAAAATGGGATTGATACGCTGGAAGAATACGGCGCCAACAAAAAAAGGCTCGCCGAAGAACGACAGAGCCTGCAGGAAGAACTGGACCGCGTTCTTACGCCCGCCGCCCCGCCGGAAACAATCTCGAAAGAAGATTTCCGAAAAGAGATAAAAAACATCAATGATATTCTGAAAAATCCAGAGGAACCAGCCGAGAAAAAAGGACTTCTGCTCCGCTCCATCGTGGATCGTATCGTCTATGAAAAGGCTTCCGGAACCATGTATTTCGACTTTTTCGTCTCCTGA